GCAGATTATATAATATTTCCTTATTATTATTAATAATCTTAAGTTCCGTTTCCTATTAATAATTAATCATGTTTATGTGAGAAATTGTAACCTATCAAAGCATTATACACTTATTTATATTTGGGCTCACAACATAATATTTATTGATATAATTCCCTACTTTCCTACCTACCAATAATACGTAATTCAGGACGTACAGATAATGCTGTTTGTAAACATTATACTGTATAAGGTCCAGGAGGTGGGGTTTATACCTAATTTAAAGATCCTGGTGCTATAGTATATTCTATAGTATAGTAAATATTCAGCTATAACACTGCAGCTGATGGTTATGCACCTTAGATTATAATACCTACAAAATCACTTGAAGTTTAACCAAATTCACCAGGTATAGTTCCATTATTGACATACACTAACCTATGACCATTAATATTTTAAAATGAAGTATATATTGCATACTCCCGATCACGAACATTGTCAAGTGAAACCAAAGCAGATGTACCTGTTCCAGGAGTTGTTGAATTACTCATACACGTTACCACTCTTCCTTAATTGTTCAATTATGAAACAATTGATTATAACTCAACGCTTGTAGCTGAAACACGTAGTTAAGAATATCCTCCATATCCATTTAGAGGACCAGCAATTGCACTTGCAGCTGGAGTTTAAGCTCCAGAATTTACATTTAAAGTACTATCATTATAGATATTTACGTATCCTGCAAATCCGGCTGTAGTATTAATTAGATCAGGGAAAATAACTACTATGGCATTACCGGCACTATTAGTTGTGACGGTAGTAGAGAAAACTCTCGAATAAATCCCTGTTTTAATAGATGATTATGAAGGTATCCTACAACTTTCTAATTCAGGAAACAATATAGACGATATAGCTTGAGTATTTACTCCATCAATATCTTTTACTTATGATGCGTATCTATCGTCCATTTAATCCCATAATAATTAACCTTTCATTGAAGAGTTATAAGTAAAATTATTATAACCTCCTTAATCATCATTCAAATCAATCCCCAATGTATCTTTGAAAATTTACCTTACTTTTTGTATAGGTTTGTAATCTTTAACTCGATTCCACAACATATTTAATAAATAAGGTGCTCCACTAGCTATTGCTGACATTAATTGGGGTGGTAGATCATCCATTAATATTTTATACATGATCTTTCTTTTTTCTTCTATTCCTGCATTCTAAAATTTTGAATCCAAATGAGCTGCAGTTTTTAATCCAATGAGTGACAGAATAGTGACTGGTTTATAGTTCCTAAAATGATCTTCAAAATTTTTAAACACATCTTTTTAACCCTAATTTTTCGTTAAGTTTATGTTTTTGTATTCTGGATTCCCAATGTTAAATTATTTTTTTATTTTATTAACATAATCCATATTTTTCATTTTTGCGTTTAACTACTAAACAGCCTTGTTCTAATCCCTCTCCAATTTTGATTCTTTTTTCTTTTTATACACGATTTTTTGCTTTTCCTATTTTTCAGACATACCTATAATTTTTACGTATGATCTTACACTCTGGTGAATTTTGCCCATAACCAATTGATCATTAGTTATTAACATTAAAAGATCATAAAGACTTAACTAGAGTCGATTATTTATTTCTGGTTCATATCGATAATGTTATTCGTCATTATCAACGAATTGATATTTTAACTTCTAGTTATATTTTTCTAGTAATTCTCTACTAGGTATAATATTTATAGGATCTAATATTTCCCATTTTTTGACTCTATACAGGAAAATGTCTTCAATCAATGTACTTAATTATTCTTATTTAAACCCCATATACATGGCCATCCCATGCAATATAGGATATTGTTGCATATTACTATTTTATTTAACGTAATAATGCTTGGTACTAAGTGATTTCTCCAGATCACGGATTAAAGTCCAATCATTGCTTTAACCATCAAAGAAACTCCACTTTGAACAAAAGTCAAAATCATACCAATAAGATATTTTTATCTCCTCGATAACTTATCCAATCCCTCGTTTATCTTAATCTTCCTTAGCTCGAGAAGTAGTGTTATATATCTAATTGTATAGTGCTTGACTATATCTAAATGATATTAAAATTGTTACATCGTCACCTGCGGCTGAAACAAAACATATTTTATTCTTTATCCAGGGTTCTTATACCCCAATAGCTTCCAAATCACACCATTTATAAACTAAACTCCGGAAAGTATTACCCATTGTAGTATGTATTGGGTCACCACTAAATGTAGTCCCGTCTAAGACATAATATAACCAATTTTCTCTTATATCAGAACTATATCTACCATTTTGTGACCAATCTCTGTTCCAAATACGTTGTATTTCTGCTGGCCACTCTTATTTATTATTAATTTCAGGGATGTTAATAAACATGATATTCTCATTATTGTTAATGTCTCTAATAATACATTACTTCATTATTTACAAGTCAACATCTTTGAAATATTAATTATGTGGTAGATGTTTAAATAATTCTTCTATCATACATGTCCACATTGGATTATCTACTATTTTTTGTAAATAACCGTGTTACGAAGAATCGAAAGCTGCAGAATCCATACTAATTGATTTGACGGTGCTCTAATCATTACCTTCCATAATATTACTCAATTATTCGAGAAACACCTCTTTCATTTATTTTTTCGAATACCCCTACATAAAACCGGGAAAAATTTATTTAATATTATCCCACAACATACTTTAAAGGAATGTTAACATTCCACATCCACTAGGAGCAGGAGTACAGACATTACGTGGTCGATCTTTTCTACCCTGCAAAAAACCTTTCTCATCTATTTTCAATTCGTCAGAATAGTATGTTTCTCCACTTTTAACCATTGTATCATATGATGATAAATAATTAGTGTTTGGGTTTTTCATTTATTTTAATATTGTGTCACGATATTTCTTCTTTTTCGAATCACTAAAAGTAGTTTTACTGTCTAACCAATCCCATGGGGATTATTGTGTAACATGTGACCAATCTAGTTTTGCTAAACTCTTTTCAAAGTGTGGCAACAATCTTCCCATTGTTTAGTACAATTATATAACATATTTCTCATCTTTTCTAGGCATGGAAGCAAATTGTCGATTATGGAGAGCATATATTTTATTTTAAACACATTTAGATGACCACTCATATTCTATTTACTTTGTTGAGAATTTTTTTAATATTTAAAATCCCGTTGGTGTGCACTTACAATTATTAGACATTGGTTATAACTTCTTCTTATATATGCTAACAGGTTCTGGATGGTTTTTAATCCATTTAATGATTAAATCTTTATTTATGTCAAAGTTTTCAGCATACTCCACTTTTTTCGATAATAATTGAGGATTAACATCATCTTTTCCCTTAATATCGCTTTCAGATATTGGTTTTGCATAATAATACTTAATATCCTCAGTATATTTATTATCTTTGTATGGTAAAACGTATGGTTTCTATACAACCAATTATTTCTATAATTAGTCTATTTCTTCTATATTTTACTTTTAGAAATCACATACGGGTATGTTCGTGAGAGCTTAATACAAACTCACACTTTTTGATATTGCCCCAAACATTCCTCGTTCAAATCCATCATTCTACGTTGTATAATAATAACGTTCTAAAGTAATTAAGGCTTAATCGCCAAATTTAATTTTAAAACTATTAATAAAATTTTTCCATGGGTTGTATTCAATAAGGGCATCATTAATAGTGGCGTTATGTTATTTTACTTTAGTTGATTTAAACAGTTATATAAAGTTCCACTAATTATTTATTTTAAAATTATCAAAAGTAGTCCTTCCGATGATAGATGACCATAACCTCAATTAAAACTCGTCTTGATTAACAGTGACGTTGTGGGTTCCTAATTTACTCGCGGTTTTTGGCTGATAATATCTTATTTATTGTTATATATTTACCAATTATGTCCCTACAGTTCCGAGATTGACAAAATAATTGTATAAGTAATCTGATTATACACTGCAATTAGATTATATTTATATAGGGGGTACCGTTATTTCGAGGAAGGGTGATTTATCACCTATTCTATAACATATAAACGAGAAGAAATGTTAATACCATCCATAATCAATAACTCTTGATTTACATGGAACGTCTACTAAACTGTGTTTATACACAGTTTCTTATCCTTATGTCTTCATATGTAAAATCGTTTTATACTTTCCCTAACTGACATCTTCATATTGATTACTAATGGAATATTACCCTTCTTTAAAAGGCAAATCATACAAACCAACAAATGGATAAAAATGACCACCAGCAACAAACAGATTACAATCAATACTCGGTTTCCACCCGTTCAAATAGTAATGAACATCTAAACATAATATACTGACTTTACATAATTTATTACGATGTAAGTCTTTAATTAATTCAAAATCACAGGTTTGTTCATATTCCTAAATCGTTCCTTAAAATGGTTCCCTAAATTCGGGCATTAAATGTCTAATAGAATCATGACAGTTTCGTGGTTAACGATAACTGTCTAAATTTTGTTCATAGTAAGCACGATCGTATTATTCTTGGTTTGGTCTAACAGGTATAAAAATAACACGTTTTTTGAACCAATCTTTAGCCCTTTCTACTAAATCATCATCTACCACATATTCGTCATCATCGTTTTTAGTGTACACGTCATAAACTTATTTAAAGAAATCGAAAAGAAGTGTTTTTAATTATTAAAATTTGCTTCCTAAGTCTATAATATAGTGAATAGTCTCATCATTCACATCAATCGGTGTCTTAAATATAATACTTAGACACATGTTTAGTGCTTCAATAATCATGAGATTAATGGAATATCTCATGCATGGGTGTCCACTACTTTAATTGCAACTCTTCTCTAATGTTTCTCTTGACACATCGAATCCGTACTTGTTTAGAATCAAAAGAAAATCTTTATTTAATGGACCCCGGGGCATTGCAACAATTTTTGTATGTCCTTTACTTCCAACCGTTCGCAAAGAAGGGTTTCCTTTTGTTGATTTTATCGGTAAAGTATTCGTTTATGTACTGTAAATTGATGCTATTAATTGTTACCCTAAATGTAATACAGCTGTTTCGAATACTCCGGTTATATTAAATTCTATACGGACAGTATTCATCATTCTTTTAATAATTTCCTTCATATTTACAATACACACCTTTTGCCGCTATTAAACATCTTGTTTGATTTTATTTATGTCTTCAGACCATATACGAAATTAAATGCGGGATTTTTCTTATATTTATTCAAAATTATTATTAATCCATTCGGTATCATAATCAGAAACGTATCTTTTAAAATTTTAGATAATTTTCGAACCCCTATTCTCGATTATATTTATCTCTTTCTCATTTTCCTATGTTTAAGATATTATTGGTCTTACCATTGTCAAGGAACTTGATTCTTGTATATCATATTCATTTTTTGAAAATATTGATTTAGTGGTATTTTAATTCTATTTTTAATAACCTTTAGATTAAACGGGTAGCGAGGCCAGGTTTTCAAAAAACAATTCAGTGCTTGGCATTTAGGATATCTCGGAATCTGATACATGTTAAGATGATTCCATAGATGAAACCGATGGTACGGAATTTCGTCTTTACACAACGTTAATAGATCCAACACTGTTATTAATACTTTGCAAATTAATGAATGAGACACATTCAACTTTACACTCTTCCATAGGTGTAATATTTTCCAATATTTCTAAATCGACTATATCAGTTGCGATTTTATTAATATTAGAATCAGTTTTTGATTCTAGTTAAACATCCTATATAGTTAATTACTATATAGCGATTTATTAATCGACAATATTTTAATTTTATTTTATTGCCGTGATAAAAGGGTCATCTTATTATATTTCACATAATTAAATTTCTTAATCTTGAACCCCGAAATTATATTCCACCTTTGGTTATTACACTACCTATATGTCCTACTATTATTTATTTATGTAAGTCTGTATGTTTGATGGAAAGATAAATGAATCTTCAATATTATTTTTGAAGTCATTATAAAGTATTTATTATGGAACGGGAATCACTTATTATTTTGGTTTAAGTATTATTACAGGCTTCATTAAGTCCTCAAAATCATCCCCATCCTGCATTATTTGTACACCAGCTTCCGCTAATGTTTTATTTTCAATAATTGGTTGATTAAATTCTTTATTAGATCTCTCATTTTATTATCTTATAGTATTCGGGTCATTCTTCTCGATTTTAGTTATCCAAGGATTAAACACTATATCATAGATTTAATTTTTTAATTTAACTTCAGGTATTATCTTATCCATTTAAATACTTGGTTTATATGACTATTGAGTGATCTCTGTACCATACTTGATTATTCTATCAAGTATTTTGTTTTTATAAGTGTTATAGATGTGTAGAGTTGGTTCCTTGAAATCATTCAATATCATTTTCTTCAACTTATAACTCATTGTACCACTATTCTAGTAAGCAGTTACTTGATTAACAATATTTTAATAGAACTGCATCAATAATCTATTTTTCATTCGTTAATACTAGATTTTTATACACCCTATATCCAGAAAAAGTTTCTATTTTGGAGTCATAATAGTTTAAACTTTAGTAAGTTTCTTTTCATTATCAGTAGAGAGGTGGTATCTTTCTTTGTTTAAATTAGTTAGCTCCAAATCATATTTAATCATATTATATTTATAATGGTTTATTTCATCCTTGCATTTCCAGTAA